CTGATTGCATGAGAAATTTCAAACTTATCCAAGCACACCACCTTCGGGAGTGTGTTGGTAAGGTTGGATCCGCTCGTGTTTGGAGCAGGCTATTGCCTGTTCTGAGCGAATTTGATGGAGAAGGATTCTTCTACCATCTACCCTCTGGCTCTCTCCTATCGGAGAAAGTTAGAGGAAAGTCTCTTCAGGACCAGCCTTGGGATACCAAGCACCGGTTCTGGAAACAAGAGCAGAAGGACAGTTTATTCGTTGTCCTAACCCGAAATATCGGGTTGGGTCGACGAGTATCCAGCCATTTGGTCAATAGACCAAAAGTTCAGCTTTATAGGATTCAAGATTTCATATCTGGAATTATTGACTCCTTATGGCTTTGTGATGAAAGAATTTTCATTTACAATTCCTTTTATTATCTTCTTTTGAGAGTACTCATTAGAAAGATATTTTCCGTTGGTACCTATAACTTATCAAGTTTAGTTGACCAATGGAAACAATGGGGAAACGAATTGTTTCACCATGTTGCAAAAACCCTTTTAATCGGGGAGCTTGAACCTGTATCATATAATAATATTTTCAGGAAGCTAAATGTAATAAATTACATCAACGATTTAAGGTCTGGTGAAACCAATATGTTGTTATTACAACACTTGGCTCACCTAGTATCTTCACGCCAGCTCCCATATATGGGATATAAGGCTGAAGCTAAATCATGGGATAAGTACCGAGAGGTACTTACTCATGAGCATACAATTGCTCCAGAGGAACTTGCCAGGTTCCAAGGAGCAGCTCGTAGAATCGGAGGGATCTGTAAGGCTATTGCCCCAGGCCCCCTTCGTTCATCTGCATCTCATATCTCCGTTACTAGTAACGGGGAGTTCTCATTCTCAATCGAGAAGGGAGGACAAGCTGCAGCTGTAAAAGACGCTATGGAAAGAATACTTACCAGAGTGCCTTTAACTGATGAAAAACAGGAAACACCTTTCGGTTTTGCTGAGTTTCGTAAAGGTCTTCCAATCTGGAAGACTTTATTTAAAAGCCCTGAGTCTATCCAAAAGGATTTAGACAAAGAACTTTTCGAACCTGTGATTGGGGGATACCCCAAGGATCAGGTAGGCCGTTTCCATGGACTTGATGAAGTCACTGGTAAACAGCTTATGTATGTGGCCTGGATGGATAGTAAAACCAATCCTGGCCCCATAGAAGTGCGTGCAGAAGTTGTCCCAGAAATGGGCAATAAAGCGCGTCTAGTAACTCTTTCTCCCTATTGGCTGAATTTGTTACAAGCTCCATTGGCTCACCTATTGGTTGAGGCACTGAAGTATCATCCGAGTGCATTCTCGAGCTTTCACCGACAGGATCAAGCTTGGGAAGCTGCATTAGGATTATGCAGGGTGAAAAAGATTTCACCCAAACATTGGGTGCTATCGTCGGATTTGCAAGATGCGACGAATGCACAACATCATGAGCTTACAAAAGTAATGCTCAGAGGCTTTATGGAGGGTTTTGGTATTCCAATCTCCTCATATATTGAACTAGTTCTTGATCAAATCAGATCTAGATTAGTTCTTGCTCCTGATGGTATGTATATCATCAGCAGCTCTGGTATCATGATGGGTGAAGCTATTGCCAAACCATCTCTTACCTTACTCAATCTATCGATTGAGGAATTAGCTTTCCTGGACTATTGTCAAGCGGAAGCTTTATTATTTAGTGATCTTCCATCTCCTAATAAGGAGTGGAGGTATCTCCACGTTGGTGGGGACGACCATCTTGCGATTGGTCCACTAAAATACTTGAAAAGGATAACCCATCTTCATGGGTTAGCCGGTTCAAGGATGTCACCAGGTAAACATGGGTATTCCCAAGTTCTGGTGAAGTATACTGAGCGATTACTGAATCTTAGAAACCTAAGTTTCAGAAAGGCTATTGACTTTAAAGACTACGATAATAGTCTTTTAATCGACTCACTTAAAGTGCGGCTTCTTGAGCCTGGTCTGTCGACCGAGATCAAGAAAAATAACAAGAATGTTGCGATTGGAAAATCGGGACAGCTTGTTACCACACTACGATGGTTGACCAATAGTTATTGGCCAATGGACAAAAAGAAATCTATCAGAGATCTTTTTGTAGAAAGAATGGGAAGTTTCCTCCCTAATGAGAGGACTCATCCTAAACTTTATGCCCTTATACATCTACCAAATTTGTTAGGTGGTTATGGGCTTGGATTCCCGGAGGAGCTTAGAGAAAATATTCTCAAGTCTCCAGCTCCTATTCACTGGGTTGTGAATAGGATGCTTTCTGGTGAATTTCAGAAATCAGATCTACGGATTTTCCGCAGTCTGAATTCTAATACTTCCGCCCGTGGCGTAGAAGAAATTCTACGTCTTAAGGAGGTAATCATTGACCAGCTGGATGACTATCCAGATATGGTCGGTGGTATTAATATCCATGCACTTCGACAGAAGTTTCCTGGATTTAATGATCGACATGTTTTATCACTTGCCGATAGGGCAGGATTCCTCAGTTTTGAGGAATTCGCTTCAAGGGCCATAAGAGGAAATCTCTTTCAGGACCTTTTAATGGGTGTGAAGAAGCCAAAAGTCTTCAACACTAAACCCATTGTCGCCACCTTCTCCAATATTTGGGGGAACGTGGAAAAACGAGGTTGGGATATACACGATAGTGATCTCTACTCGGTTGTTCCTGAATCAGAACTCAAAAGAGTTATGAACAAGAATGAACGTCTATGGTTCTTTGATACTAATCAAGAAACCATGATGGACATCGGTCCTTGGTGCGAGGTCGGAGATCCTGATGAGGAATTCGACTTCGTTGAGTGTCTTTATAAAGACATTTATACCAAGGGCTTCCCAAACCTACGTATAGGTAAAGGATTTTTAGGGATTAAGAAGTGCTAGAAAGCATTTCTTTATCCTTGGAGAGTGTCTAATCAATAGATTAGTCTCTCTTTTATTTTGTAAATAAGCATAGCGGTTCCCGAAGGTAATAGCCTTCGCTTATCAACACATTCTCATGCTTTCCGATCGAAG